GGTTTATATCCTGCTGAAGAAAAAAGATCTGGTACGTTACCCGAAAGGAAACGTAAGAAAGGTGGAACTATGAAACGTAAAGCTGGTGGAACTGTTAAGAAACAAGTAGGTGGTCTTACACAAGGCTATGATGCACGACTTGACGAATCATTAGGTGCTCGTCATCCTGCTGTCAGGGGAAATCTTGCAGCCCGTAGAGCAGAGAGTGAAGGCATGGAACGTGCTCTGGGTCATAGACCTTATTCTGCTGCCAGAACTATGGCAAAGAAGGGTGGTTCTGTATCTCGTAAGAAGGGTGGAACTACTTCTCGTAAGGGTGGTGGAAAGATTATGGTTGGTTATAAAGCTGGTGGTAAAGTTTAGGGAGATTAGATATGGCTGAATTGAAACAAACTGGAGATTTAAGATTTTGGCCTAAAGATGATACTAAACCAGTACGTCCAAAAAGAAGAAAATTTATAAGACCTAAAAAGAAATATTCCAGAGAAGAGATGACAAAATTACTTAAAAATAAAAGTGGTGGTAAAATAATGCAAGGCTATAAAGCCGGTGGTAAAGTCTAGGGAGATTAGATATGGCTAATAAAAAAAAGGGAATAACTAGAAAACATTATGTTGGTACTGATCCTCATAAATGGGAAGGTATCTCAAGTTCATACGAAGCTATACATAGAGATTCTCCTAAAAGAAAGACTACAGCAAAAGAGAAACATTGGTCAGGAATGAAAGTTCCTAAAAGAACTGCTGCTACTGAATTAGGTGATGTAGATGCCAAAGCAGAATTACAACATAGAGCACAATCTCTGGCTAATGCTAAAACTGATAAGCAACGAGATACAGCTTTAAATAGATTAAGAAGTTCTTTATCTAGTTTTGAAGAAATGAAAGAAAAATCTCCTGTTGGTAAAAAAATGGGATATAAACGAAGAATTACTAGAAAACGTGGTGGATTAGTATCTCGTAGAGGTGGTGGTAAAATAATGCAAGGCTATAAAGCCGGTGGTAAAGTATAAAGAGATTAGATATGGCTAGAAAAGAAAAGAAAATTCATCCTGATCAAATTCTTGGTAGAAAGTCTGATTATGATAAACCTTGGGGTCGAATAGCTGCTGAAGATTTAGGAGATGTTGAGCATCAATTAATGGTAAGGCAAGTTGAAAAAGAAGCTAGTAAATTGCCTACAAAAAGGGAACGTCAAAAATATATCCATAATAAACTTAAGAGTATAAATGAGTTATTAGTTCAAAGAGGATTATTATGGAAAAAAGAAGATCCACGATTTCAACGAGAATATGCCCAAGAATATTTAGGAGTAACTCCACAACTAAAACCGGGAGATATACTTAGAAAAAATAGAGCAAGTAATTTATCTAGTGGATCACGAGATTCAGCATTACAAATAGTTGAACAGAGTATAAAAAAAGGTGGTAAAGTTAAACGTAAAAGAAAAAAGAAAAAAGTTAGTAGGAAGAAAATAATGTATGGCTATAAAGCCGGTGGTAAAGTTTAACTAAAAGGAGAACAACATGGCTTCAAATCTTACAGTTGCAATGGCAACAGTTGGAAGTGGCCCACTTAAAAGGGTAGATACAGGAGCTACAGTAGGTGCTGATGGTACGACTACTCGTATAGTGGCTATTCATGCTACGGCAACTGTATCAGGAATGATTGAATTAATAGGTGAGCAGCAGATTACAAATCGGACTGCACAAGGAACAGCTATTCGACTAGCTATTCAGGCAAATGGAGTAATTGATACTTATTTCGGAGAAATTGGTGTACCTATTTACGGTAAAGTAACCGTATCTGCACCAGATGCTGGACCAGTAACTGCTATATTAGGATAACGTCCTATGCCTAATTATTCATTTCTTAAAACTGACCTTATTAATACGGCAGAAAACGACTCAACAGAATTTGCAAATCAGATTCCAAAGTTTGTTGAGAAGGCTGAAGATCGTCTAGTGAAAGAACTTGATGATCCCGGTCTGGATAACTTTGCCTCCTTTACATTTACAGCCTCTAGTCCCACGGTAAGTCTTCCTGTGGACTCTCTGATTGTGAGAAATGTAAGTTTTACTACAAGTACCTCTTCTCTTATTACTCCCCTTTTACAAAGAACTTATGAATATGCTATAGATTACTGGCCTTATGCCAGTGCATCTGTAGGTACACCACGTTACTACTCACGTAAAAATAATACATCTATTTATATTGTACCAACTCCTACATCAGCTTTATCAGGAGAAATACAATATACTCGTAGACCTATTCCTTTATCTTCTGCCACAGGAACAAGTGCTACAACTTCTAATTACTTTAGTGAATTTACCTATAATGCTCTGTTCAATGCCTGTATGGTGGAAGCATCCAAGTTTACCAAGAGTTGGGATATTGTACAAGTATGGGAGAGTAGTTATACAAATTCAGTAGATGCTTTGAGAAATCAAGCCAGACGTATGAGACAGGATGACATGGAGAATCCCCGTAATCCAGTGGGAGGTCCAGATACCGTATTACAAGGAGCACAATAATGGCAAAGAATAATGGAATAATTCGTAGACGTATAGGAGGTGTTTCTCAACAAACTGGTAAAGGAATAGATATCTCTAAACTTAAACGTAAACCAAAAAAATATGAAGGTATATCCAGTACCTATGAAGCTGCTAGGAAAGATAAACCAAAACGTAAAGTTACAACAGCTTTAGGGGCTGGAGCAAGAGGAGCAGGAATTGAAGCAGGTACAGAAGCATTACAAGAAAAGAAAAAAACAACAACAAAAAAGAAAACTGTAGATGCAGCAAAAGTTAATCCAACTATGTATGAAGCCAAAGGTAGAACAAAAACTAAACCAAAATATAAAAGTTTACAGAAAGAAGCAGATATAATAAAGAAACGAAGAAAAGCTAGAGGAAAAACAGCTAGAGATAAACTTTATACTGGTAGAAGAAAAACAGCTTCTCCAGATCCTCATACTCGTGTAGAAGTAAGAAAACTTAAAGATCCTACTATTAAAGAAAGGATGAAAACAGAAGAAACAGATAGAGGAAAGGGACCATTACGTGGTCCTGCTACACACACATTTGGAGGAACTTATACTGATCCTAGACAGAAAAAATATACAAGTTCTGGAGTTAAAAGAAAAGGACCATATTCTAGAGGAACTACAGCAGGTTTATTTACCCATGATAAACCAAAACTTACTAGAACTTCTGGAGAAACGGGAAAAGGTCCACTTCAAAAAGGACAAGTAGATATAAAGAAATTACGTAGATATCTTAAACGAGTAGCATCTAAAAAAGATATTGAAGCTAGAGGAGGAAGAACATCACCTGCTTCTGGAATTGGAACTCAGGGTATTTATAGAGATCGGAAGAAAGGTGGTACAGTATCTCGTTGGAAGGGTGGAAACCTTGAAGTTTCCCAATTTTATGATTAGTAGGAGATAGAGTATGGCTGATTGGAATATTGAAAAGCTACTAAAAGAACTTGCTGAAGAATGGGATGCTGATAATCCCCAAGGACATAAAGAAGCAGAAGATCAGGCTTTACAAGATATACAAGAAGAAAGACGTAGAAAACGTAAAGGTAATAAACGTGGAGGAACTGTTTCTCGTAAGAGAGGTAAGAAGATCATGGTTGGTTACAAAGCTGGTGGAAAAGTTTAGTAAAGGAGAATGAAATGGGACCACATACATTATTAAAAAATCCCCCTGATCTGGAAAAGATCAATGGGAAACCTACAGGGCAAGGCTATGGTGCAGCCAGAAAAGGACCAGATGTTGTAGGAACACCCCATCCTGTCGTAACAAATGAAAGTTATGAAAAGGGGAAATCATTCAAGACAGAGGACATGAGTGTTCCAAATATTCATGTAAAGTAGTGTGCCTTTTAAATCTGAGAAACAAAAGAAGTATCTTAAAAAAAATAAACGTAAGATTTATGATGAGTGGAAGAATAAGTATGACACAAAAGTTAAAAAGAAAACAAAAAGTAGAAGGAGAAAAACATGAATCATATTATATGTAGATTTAAAGAGCCTTCATCGTATGCAGCAATGGCAGCTATTCTTGCCATGATTGGTCTTATTTCACCAATCGGTCCGTGGCAGACTGTTGCTATGCTTGCATGTGGTGTAACAGGTGTTGTTGGTATCTTTATGGGTGAACATCACCATAATCATGGTAAAAAGAAATAGTTTAAAATGGCAACGTCAGGAACATTTAACTTTAACTTAGATATAGATGAGGTGATCCAAGAGGCTACGGAGATGATCGGGGGTGAACAAACCCTTGGTCATACTCCTGCATCTGCTCGTCGTTCTATTAATCTAATGTTGAAAGATTGGCAGAACAGAGGTATACTTCTTTGGACTACCTATACTACACTAGTTACAGTTTCGACAAGTGTTACTTCCTATGCATTATCAAGTGATACTTTGGATGCATTGGAAGTAGTATTACGAAGAGATGATACTGACTTACAATTACAACGAATCAGTTTTGAAGAATATCAAATTATTCCTAATAAGAAGCAAACTGGAAGGCCAAGTCAATTTACCATAAAAAGAAATAGAGATAATCCTACAATTCTGGTATGGCCTATTCCTGAGAATACAACTGATATTCTTAATGTAGAAGGAGTAAGAGAATTGGAAGATGTAAATAGATCAGCAGAACAAAATGCAGATCTTCCAAAAAGATTTCTTCCTCCTCTTACTTGTGGTCTTTCCTATTATCTTTCCATGAAGACTCCCGGTATAGAAGGAGATCGTATAGGAATGTTAAAAGCTAATTATGAAGAATTATTAGGGAGAGCACTGGAAGAAGATCGACAAAGAGCTAACTTATTTTTAAAACCTAGATTAAGTCCAATATAAAATGGCAAGTAATAAAAATGCTTTAGCAATGTGTGATACATGTGGATTTGTGTATCCACATAGAGTTATGAGATTAAATAGTTATGGAATGCTGGTATGCCCACAAGATTTTGATGGAGCATATGATTTAAAGAATAGTCCTTTAAACAAGGTTCCTGATGTAAGTGATAATCCAATAATACGTAACCCTCGTCCTGATACTGGTGGCAGACAAATTAATTGGGAAGCTGCTACTAATAATTGGGATGCAGAAGATAGATGGTGGCAAGCAATATGAGTACATTAACTGGAAGACAAATATCAGATACCTATAAGCAGATCGTAAAATTAGGTGTTAGTGCTAATAGAGGTGTAAGTGCTTCTCTTACCCAACTTCAAACTGGAGATGGAACTAATATTTCTTTTATGGTTGCTACGAATGCAGTAAAAGCAACTGGAAGAATGGATGTTGTAGGTTCTTTAGCTGCATCTGGAAATGTAAGTATTGCTGGTACAGTAACCATAGCTGGTGCAAATGTACAGGCAGCTAATGCTAAAGTATGTGCCTCTGCTTTTTATGGAGATGGATCTAATTTATCAGGAGTTGATGCTAGTGTAGGTGGGAATGTATGTGTAGGTAATATATCCGTAGTTGGAAATGCCTATGTAAGTGGAACTTCTCAATTTGTAAGTAAAGTAGAATTTGACGATGACGTATGTGTAAGTGGTAATACTGTACTTGTAGGGAATCTTGCAGTAGGTGGAACCACAACTATTACAGGTGCAGTAAGTCTGGGAAGTACCTTGGATGTAGCTGGTAATGTATCCGTAAGTGGTACATTTAAAGGAACAGGTGCAGCTA